ATAGAAAAACAGGAAGATACATATCACATGTCGGACTTAAAAAAAGATTTGAACGAAATAGCACCACCGAAACCAAAGAAAGTAGTTCAACAGAGAGCCAAGAAATCAGTCAAACAGATACTAGCTCGCACTCGTAAGAAGGTTGCGAAAGCGGAACAAACTCTACGTTCTGCAAAACAGGCAGCAGAAAATACCAAGAAGAAACTGTTAACTATTGACAAGGCTCTTACTGGTAAAGAGACACAACTTCTTACAGAAGATATAATCGAGAGTGCACCTAAGAACGTACAAGAGCATGTACAAAACCAAGAAGTTATCTTTAAACCTAACTCAGGTCCACAGACACAATTTCTTGCATCCTCTGAGAGAGAGGTATTTTATGGTGGAGCACGAGGTGGTGGTAAATCATATGCGATGCTAGTCGATCCACTTCGCTATTGTACATACGCAAATCATAGAGCACTCCTAGTGAGGAGGACAATGCCTGAGTTGCGAGACTTGATTCAAAAGTCTCAGCTATTATACTCTAAAGCATTTCCTGGAGCAAAATGGAGAGAACAAGAAAAAGAGTGGCGATTCCCTTCGGGGGCAAAGATAGAGTTTGGCTACGCAGAAAATATGACGGATGCGTTAAGATACCAAGGTCAATCTTACACGTGGATAGGAATAGACGAACTTCCACAATATCCTTCGCCAGATATTTATAATTTTTTAAGATCTTCTTTAAGATCTGTTGATAAGAACATACCTGTTTATATGAGAGCAACAGGTAATCCAGGTAACGTAGGATCACAATGGGTTCGAGAAATGTTTGTTGAACCTAGTGAACCAAATACTGCGTTTAATGTAGGGATCGATACGCCTAATGGAACAAAATATATAACGAGAAGATTTATTCCAGCTAAGCTACAAGACAATCCTTATCTGATGCAGACGGATGATTATTATATCATGCTGGCATCTTTACCTGATGTACAACGTAAACAATTTTTAGATGGAGATTGGGATGCATATGAAGATTCTGCATTTCCTGAATTTAGTAAATTAACCCATGTGGTCGAACCTTTTGAGATACCTAGAGGCTGGTATAAGTTTCGTGCTGCTGACTGGGGTTATTCTTCTCCTGCTTGTGTGTTATGGTTTGCTATTGATTATAATAATAACATATGGATTTATAGAGAACTATATACCAAAAAAGTTACGGCAGATTATTTCGCAAGACAAGTAATTAGTATGGAGCAAGGTGAGCATATTCATTATGGTGTATTAGATTCTAGTACGTGGGCAAGAAGAGGTGATGTAGGTCCTAGTATTGCAGAGACTATGATACAGAATGGATGTAGATGGAGACCATCAGATAGATCACCCAAAAGTAGAATTAATGGTAAGTTAGAGATTCATAAAAGATTAAAAGTAAATGATAATGAACCAGGTATAAGAATATTTTCTAATTGTAGAAATTTAATCAGAACCTTATCAACATTACCAACAGACGACAAGAACCCCGAAGATGTAGATACTCACGCAGAAGATCACGCATATGATGCATTAAGATATGGATGTATGAGTAGACCAACACACCCTAAATTTGCAAATAGATTTAATCCATCATTGCAAAATACATTTGAAGTATCAGATAATAAATTCGGTTATTAATGTTAAATAGAAAAATTCCAGAAATAAATAAAAAAAATTTTCCCTATGACTTAGTTGTTGCTTACTGGGAAGATATCGTTGGATCATGTGAATGGTCAGACATACCAGATATAAAAAAAGCAAAGACTGCAATATGTTGTAGCTTTGGTTGGCTAGTAGAACAAAATGATAAGACAACTGTTATCATGGCAGATTTTATATTTGAAGACAGTGGTATAATAAAACAAGGTGGTGGGCATACAGTGATACCTACTAAAAATATAATTAAGATTAAGAAAATAAAAATATAGGAGACAACAATGGAAGGAAAATTTGATCCAAAAGCTAAAGTGAAGCAAGGTCAGTTTAGTGATGCACCTGATGGGAAAAACCCAAACAGGGAACATACTAATATTGATTTTTCTAAACATACGCATAGAAAACAAGAACCTTTTGAATATGATGTAACTGAACCAAGTAAAGCTGGTGCAGAACATGTTCAAGATTCTTTGTTTAAAATGGCTGATGAAAAGGATTACTAATGGAAGAAAATAATCTGGGACCTAATAGTAACTTTATACCTAAGATTTTTGCAGGTGCTGATACTAAAAATAAAAAAACACCTAAAGAGATTTTAGATAAAGATCTAAAAGAAGCTACTGAAAAAAAGAATGTAGCTAAGGTACAAAATGAAACCACTAAGCAGCAGCTTAAACGTGGAATGAATTACAGATTAAATCAAGGTAAAGCTATGACTAAATTTGGAATGAATACTATATTTCAAAAAGGCAAAGACAAAGTCTATGGAGCAATAGACTTACTAAAACAAAAACTAGACTAGGGAGAACAACAATTATGATGAAAAGATATATGCATGGAGAACTTGCACCTGATGCACCTAAAAGACCAAATGAACCAATGGCTATAGATCCTAATTCAAAAGTGAATCAAGGAGATATGACTGGTGATGGTAATGATAAAAAAGGTAAATCAAAGTCAAAAGTAGATCCAGCAATTTTTAGAATGGCTGAAGAAAGAGATTACTAATTTAAATGCAAGAAGAAGAAAATAAAACAACTGATGAAGTCAGTGAGTCGTCTCCTATTGTCGGACATATAAGAGAAAAGTTTTATCAATCTGAAAACTCTAGATTGTACGATGAGAAAAGATGGTTACAGGCTTATAGAAACTATAGAGGACTATATGGTCCAGAAATGGTTTTTAGATCAAATGAGAAGTCAAGAGTATTTGTTAAGATAACAAAGACTAAAGTATTAGCTGCTTTCGGTCAGTTGATAGAAGTATTATTCTCTAGTGGTAAGTTTCCATTAGGTATTAATCCTACGCAGGTTCCAGAAGAGATACCTGAGTATACACATTTAAAACCTAAAAAACCAGAACCACAGCAAGAACAAGTACAAGATCCATATGGATTTAAAGGTGATGGTAGAGAGATACCACCTGGTGCTACAGCTGATATGCTGATGAAAAATCTAGCACAAGAATTTGATAAAGTTGGTTTTGATGAGGGTCCTGCTAATCAAGGTGAACCACAGATACAACCAGCAGATATAGCTGCAAAACATTTAGAAAAATTATTACATGATCAATTAGAAGAGTCTAGTGCTATAACAGTTTTAAGACATGTATTCTTTGAAATGTGTTTATTAGGAACTGGTATATTAAAAGGTCCATTTAGTTTTGATCATACTTATCATGCATTTGATACAGGTGAAGATCAAGATGGTAATATGATTAATGTTCATGTTAAAAAAATTAAAACAGTACCTAAAGTAGAAGCAGTATCATGTTGGGATTTTTATGCAGATCCAAATGCAACTAGCATAAATGATTGTGATTATGTAATTCAAAGACATTCATTAAACAGACAACAGTTTTCTGATTTAAGAAAAATGCCATACTTTAATGAAGAAGCTATTGATATGTGTTTAGAAGAAGGACCTAACTATCAAGTTAGAGGTTATGAATCTTCTTTATACAATAGAGAAACTGTAGAAACTATTTATAAAAATAGATTTGAGGTATTAGAATATTGGGGTGTTATCTCAAAAGAGATGGCAGAAGAGTGTGGTATAGAAAGTGATAAGAGTGTAATTAGTGTCAATGCATGGATATGTGGTGGCAAGGTATTAAGAATGGTAGAGAATCCATTTGAACCTACTAGATTACCTTTTATGGTTTGCCCGTATGAATTAAATCCATATCAGTTTTTTGGAATTGGTGTTCCAGAAAATATGGAAGACTCACAACAGATTATGAATGGTCATGCAAGAATGGCTATTGATAATCTAGCATTGTCAGGTAACTTAGTATTTGATGTTGATGAAACACAATTAGTACCTGGACAAGATATGAAAATTTTTCCTGGTAAGATATTTAGAAGACAGAGTGGACAACCAGGAACATCTATAAATGCTATCAAGTTTCCTAACAATACACAGGAAAACATGATGATGTTTGATAGATTTAGACAGTTAGCAGATGAAGCA